TTGAACCGTACAAAGAAGAAGAATACTTTGTTAAAGTACCTTACGATTTTAAACTTGATACTTGTCAATATATTTGGAATGACAATGCAGAATGGTTATTTTTAGAAATTGAAAGATTAACTAAACCTACAAACTAATGAATTTAAAAGAACAACAAGAACAATTCAATATAATCATTGAAGAGGTTAAGCAAACTATGTTTAAAAAAGGCAATGATTACGCAAATACAGACCGTTTAAGCAACTTTAAACTGGCTGGTAGTATAATCGGACTATCTGCTCAACAAAACTGCCTTAGCTTAATCGCTACAAAAGTTGCAAGGCTTGGAGTATTACTGCAAGGAGCAGAACCAAACAATGAAAGTATCGAGGATTCAATGTTGGATTTAACTTGTTACTCTATTTTACTTAAAATGATTCAATCCGAAGTAGCTGAAAAGCCTAAGAAATTCACAAAAGAAGAAGTTTTTTAAAAGTTTTTTGTAATAAAGTTTTTTTATCTGAACTATTTAAACGACATTTGTAATGTATTAATCACATAACAAAAAACAAAATATTATGAATCACAAGTTCAACAAAGATTTAAACAATTACAAGGTAGGTTCAATAGTAAGCTACAATATCGTAGAAAGAGGAGATTCTTTTTTTGCACCAACACCTATATTTAGAACATCTATAGTAACATCTATATCTGAATCTTTTGCGAAAGATAGAATCGGAGTTGACGTTACTTTGGTAATGGAGAATGGGGATGTTGAAATAATTAGAAAGTAAAAATAACAAGGGGAGGAGACTCCCCACAACACCAAAAACAAATGACAAATTTTAACATTAAAAAAAGAACTGCTGGACACTTCAAAGTTGAGGTGCTAATTAACTACGAATTTAGAGGAGAATTTGATACAACAGATGCAACATTGATTGATGATATTTCTGATTGGCTTGATGGAGCAACCGAGTTTATGAACTTTGATACAAGAGCAGAGTTAGAATTTCACGTTCGTGAACTTGCTGGAATTGTAAACACAACAATCGGAGGAATAGATTTTTCTGATAGTATTAACCAATTATTTAACTTATAATTATGAGAGAGTGTAAAGAATGTAACGGAACTGGAAAAGTTGATGTAATGAATTGTAAGAATCAAAGCAATGAGTGTTGTGGTGGTTGTTACAAGGATGTGCAATGTGAAGATTGTGAAGGTTCAGGAGAGTTTCAATATTGGAATCACATTGAAGATGAATTTAACATAATGGTAAAAGATTGGGATTTAACAAAAGAAGAATTAAATTATTTAATAGACAATACAAATTTTAAAATACAATAAAAGATGGCAATATTTGAACACAAACACTTTGGAACTCCAATAAGCAAGGAGTTGAGTAATTACATAATATACAATTTTGAAAAAGGAGATATCAAGGAAGTTGCTGAAAAGCATTATTACAATCCTTTGACATTAACTGCGATAGTTAGAATGAACAGAAACCTAACAGAAGCAAATGCACCAATGGTGATAGATTTGTTTAGGAGATGCATCCAGAACTACAATAGCAACCAAAGAACAAAAGAAAGTATTAACAATTTAATCCAAAAAGCAATATGACACCAGAAATATATATAGGAACATTCAAGAAACTTATCCCACTTGGAAAGTTAACCAAAGAAGAAATATTAAAAGCTATTTGTAAAGAGTTGCAAATGGATTTTAATGAAGTGAAGAACAGAAAAACAAGGTTAAGAGAGTTTGTCTATGCAAGGCAATTATATGCTTACTTTTGCAAAGAGTACACGAATGAAAGTTTAAAAAAAATAGGTAAATTTATTCACAAAAATCACGCAACAATAATTCATTCAATCAATCAAATTAAAGGATATTACGATTATGATAAGGTAATCAAGAATGATGTGGATAAGATAAATACAACTCTTGAATACAAATTTGTAGATTATACACCAAAAGAAAGGGATTTAATTGCTGAAGAAATTATTTTGAAATACCAGAATTAATTTTTATATTGAAAAATGGAAAAAACAATTTACAACTTAGTAAGCAATTCCCTTGGATATGAATTTAGTCCATTCTTTGTGAATGCTTTAATTAAAGAAATGACAAACGAGGAAATTATTGAACTGGCAAGAGAGGAAATACAAAAGATTCAGTATTTTGTTAGGATTGAATTACCTGATTGGAACTACTGGAAAGATAAAGAACAAAAATTAATAGAATTAATAATAAAACTAAAAAATGAAAAAGATACTTTATAGAATTGGCACATATTTGAAGAAAGAATGTTGTCCACATAAAATTTTAAAATCTGTTGTTTATAATGAAGATGATGAAGAAAATAATTTTCTTTGTGTTGAATGTAGAAAGGCAATATCCTTTCAAATAGTAACAGATAGTGAAGAAATTAAATTTGACATTAATTTGTAAAAACAAAACAAAATGAAAACAACACTTTACGAAATCAAAAACGAATACTTAGAACTAATAAACCAAGTGGAAGAAATGGAAGGAGAAATCACTCCAGAAGTTGAACAACAATTAATCATAAATCAAAATGAGTTACAAAATAAGGCAATTGCTTATCATTCTGTTATTTTGTCAAAGGATGCTTTTAATATGCAAATTGATAACGAAATAAAGCGATTACAGACATTAAAGAAAAGAAACAATAGTCTTGTTGATAATCTTAAAAATAGGCTTGTAGGAGCTATCCAGATGTTTGGAGAGTTTACGGTTGGAACTAACACCTTTGGATTAAGAAAATCTGAGAGAGTTGAGGTTGAGGATGTGAACCAGCTTCCAAAAGAATATAAGACAATCAAAGTAACTGAACAAGCCAACAAGACAGAAATCAAAAAGGCTTTGAAACTTGGCAAACAAATTGAAAATGCTTATATTGTGGAACAATTTAATTTAAAAATCAAATAAGATGAACAAAGAAAAACTAACAGTGCTTTACAAGAATTACGAATTAACTGCTGACGATATTTTTAAGCACCAACATTATTTAATTATTACGAGAAGTGGAATTGATAAGATTCAAGGAACTGAAAAAATTAAAATCAACTATGAAGTAATAAAATGCGAAAGAGATTTTTGTGTAGTAAAAGCAAACGCTTTTAAATCGGATACACAAATAGAAACTTTTGGAAGTGCAATCAAAGGAGCCACGTTTAAAGATGGAAATACGAACAGCTGGTATGTTATGGAGATGGCTGAGAAAAGAGCAATGAGCAGAGCAGTATTAAAACTAACTGGATTCTATGAACTTGGAGTATTTGGAGAAGATGAAAGCGAAGATTTTAAACGTAAATAAATGGCAATAGTTAGAAGCGTAATTTTAGAGGGAGCGACACGAAAGAAAGACAAAAGCGTGTCGTTACGCTTTACTACCAGCTTAGAGCAAAGTAGTGAGGAGTTTATGGAGGTGGATAAAGTACTCGATACTCACGGAATTTTATATTTTTCTGATAGAGATACACTAACACAAAGAGAAATTGACGAAATTGAAAAGGTTGATATTGAAATCGAGGGAAAGACAAAAAGCCAAAGGTTAAGAAATGTTTTACACGTTTACAACTCCCAGAATGGTAATATTGATTTTAAGGATTTTTATGCTAAGGAAATGGAGAAAATAATTGAACACTACAAAAGCAAGTTAGTAGATGCGTAAATGTAAGATTTGCAAGGTTAAATTTAATCCAGTACATTCTTCAGTTCAGATGTGTTGCTCAATAAATTGTGCAATCAAATACTCAAATCAAATTGAAAAGAAGAAATGGGCAAAGGAAAAGAAAGTTTTAAAAGAGAAACTTAAAACCAAATCAGACTATGTAAAGGAACTTCAGAAGCAAGTTAATTACTTTATACGACAAAGAGATAAAGACAAACCTTGCATAAGTTGTGGTAAACCATTGATAAAGAAGTTTGATGCTGGACACTATCGAAGTGCTGGAGGAAATCCAGAGTTAAGATTTGAGGAGTTAAATATACACGGACAATGTGTTTACTGCAATCAGCACCTACACGCAAACTTAATAAATTATAGAATTGGATTGATACAAAGAATAGGAGTTAAGAAAGTGGAATGGTTGGAAAAGAAACACAAACCAAAACACTACACAATTCCAGAGTTAAAAGAATTAATAAAAGAGTATAAATTAAAAAACAAAAAAAAATAAAACAAGATGGAAGTACAAGGAAAAATAACTAAGATTTTAGACAAGCAAACTGGAGCAAAAAAAGATGGTTCTGGAGAATGGGTAAAGCAATCGTTCACTTTAGAAACAGAAGAAAAATACAACAATCTGTACTGCTTTGAAGTATTCGGAGATGAAAAGGTTGAGAACCTAAACAAATATAATAAGGTTGGAGATTCAGTTTCAGTTGAGTTTAATGTTTCAACTAACGAATGGAAAGGAAAGTATTTCACAAGCCTACAAGCGTGGAAAGTAATGAAAGCTGAAAAAAACGCTGAGCCAGTCGGAAGCTCTTTTGATGAAGTTGCAAGTACGAATGATGACTTACCTTTTTAATGGAAGCTCACAAAAAGCTTTCAATATTATCTAAGAACGGAATTAAAGTTTATCCAATACATACTTCTATCGGTTGGAAAATTGAAGTAGATGTAAACGGTAAAACTAAGAGATACGATAAGGTAGTACAAGAGAAAGAAATTAATCACAAAGACTGGAGAAAGAATCCAATCGGAATAACAATAGATTATTTGATACAAAAATTAGGTTATAAAATAAAATAAGTTTACATTCGTGAATTGATTTGCAGTCCAAAATATAGGCAAATTTTTCCTTACATATTTTTAGCTCTTTGTAGATAGGTCTAAAAAGTGGCCCGATAATCAAGGCATTTCCTGAGTCTGTAAAAAAAATCGCAATTCCTGCGAGCCAAGTAGAAAATTGCGCACGCTTTTTAGACGAAATAATAGCAGTCATACCCTTGGCAAAAGCGTTGGCTCCACCGGACTCCTCTAATATTTTGATGAAACCGCCAATGCACATAATGACGAGTAGAACTTGAATGTTCGAGCTTGAACTAGTTTGGACAAATATCCGGTCTTCTATTACGTCTAACACCGCAACAAAGGGATTAAAATTTGACAAAATAAGAGAACCAAAAAAAATCCCCATTAGTAAAGATACGATAATATTTCGTGTCCAAATAGCCAGTACTACAGTGAGTATGGGAGGCACTAAAGACCAGAGTCCGTATTCGTTCATAAATATCCGTTTATAAATAGTCGCTCATTAATTATTGCTAGTGTATAGCCAGTTATTATTCGGTCGCTTTCAATTAAATTAAGATCAAAAAGATACATTACTTGATAAAAAATAAAACATTATAATTAGGAAACTTGTCAGCTAAAATGAACAATTTGCAACAGATCAAAGTTACGCGCACATAACTCCGAAC